GGTAGCAGGAGCGGCTGAGTTAAGTTCATCAAGGAACAGAATAGCTGTGCTATCTGCATCACTTGGAAGTTCAACCGGAGGAGCCCACTCCATGGCGTGCTTTTCTGGGTTGAAGAATGGAATACCCTTGATGTCAGTTGGTTCCCACAAGCTCAAACGAACGTCGATGACTTCGCGATCTTGCTCTGCACCGATTTGGTGGATAATATCGGACTTACCGATACCTGGAGGACCCCACATAAACACAGGGCGGTTAACTTTGAAACACTTGCGAATCGCAGCCTTTGCCTCGTTTGGACTTTGGGTACGGTTAACGCTGATATCTGCCTTTGCCATTTGCTGCCTTTCTAATAAAAAGTAATTGTACTTCACTCACTGTTTTATTAGTATAGCGTCAATGACGGTAAAAGTCAAGCAGAATCTTCAGTATTTTTAAGGGCCATTGCTTTTGCAAGCCCGAATTTTTGGACATCACCGCTAAAAAGCACCAATTGGACAGCAGTTTTTTCCTTAAACACTACAATAGACTTGCGGTCTATGTAATACGGACTGTCAATAAAGCGATCTAACCAGATAACAATTTGGTTAGTTACTGTAAACTCTTTTGGGAATTCAATGTCGTATCTCTTAATGTCCATTTTGGCTACAAACGTTTCGTATCCGATGTCAGTTAAACGTAACCCGCCTGTTTCCTTTTGGCGAGGATTCTGCCATATTAAAGCATGGTTCTTCTCAAACGTTTTTGGATCCATAGGCCACTCTAACTCTTTGCTAATTATTTCAGTTAGATGACGCTTAATGTCAATTTTCTTTAATTTCTTCACCGGTAGTTAGCTTATAAACAGTAAAGTCTTTGCAGTTAAACAACTTGTTTAATTTTTCTGCTAGATTAAATGCGTGTCCAGCATTAGAGAAACTAACCTTTTTGTACTTAGGTCCTAGTTGCTGTACAACAATGCTTGTGGTTTTTAAGTTTACTGGTTTACCTTTATAAAAAACTGCCCAGATAGCATCAGCTTCTAAAACTTGCTCTGTTTTATAAGTCTTTTTGTCAGTAATCTCTAAAAGCACCGTTGGCTTTGGCCTGCTCATTCTGCGTATCTCCGTAAAAGTACGCAGTTATTTAGCAGGAAAAACCTTATAAGCTACCGCCGTCCATTTTGATCACAATGTCTTCGGATTGCTGTACAGATTGAATTAGTGAGTCTAAATCGCCGGCAATACGTGTCATTACAACTGCTAGACTATCCTCTAGCATCATGACCTCATCTATTGACAGATTTAGGCTCTTTTGATTCGATTTTCGTGCGATTCTGGCCTTTTCTAAGAAGATTTCGATAGGTAATGTGTTCAATTGTTGTGTCATTGGTCTTTGCTCACAGAGTTTAATGTTGTTCGCATTTCTTGTTCGGTTTTGAACGGTCCTTTAAAAGGATAGCGTTCTAGCGTAATAAGTTTCGGACAAAAGCTCTTTACCCAACCCTTACGGAATCGGATAACGTAATACCCTGCACAGTACAGGCTCTTGCTTTTTGAACTCTTTGCATAAATGGGCAAGCGTTTGCGAACATTCCACAAAGGTCCAAATGCTCGACCATTAACAGGAAATCCGTAAATATCAGTTGTTTGTGTGTTGGCCCGACGTTCTTGCTTAATCGCACGTTCGTCGATCGTAATGCCGAACCGTTCTTTAAGCTCTTTTAGATCTTGGACTTTGTATTCGTGTCCTTTAAAAAGGATGCAGTATCCTTTCTTCTCTTTACTTAGAGACGCAAGTTTCTCACCGTCATTCTCTAGGAGCCACGATTTGTTAGGTACTAGGACCTTTGCTATAGCACTCATATTGTTCTCACTGTATCTGTATAATTTTATTTAGTCGTGGTATCTTGCGTTCAAAGGCTCAGCAAAGCTAGGGGCTTGTTCGGCGATCTTTTGCAAGTCATAGCTGGCACAGAACTTCATTAGTCTAATACCTACTTGACTAACGTTCTTTTCCTTAGCTAACTCTTCTGTAATTGTTTCGGCGATAGTTTGCTTAACATTGTCAGGTTGTGCTCGAAGATCACATAGAACTACATTTCGATTGTAGTCATCTAGTACACGATGCTCTACTCCTTCGTGATCAGTCCAACGCTGTAGCATTAAGTTATTCCATGCCCAGCCTTTCTTGTTGCGATCATCGAACGCTTCTAACAAACCTACTTTGTTTTTGGTCCCTTTTGTGCGGACCCCCGGGAACGCGGAGAAAACGTTGTCACTAGTGTCGCCGCGCATACACTTTTCGAAAATAAGCCATTCAGGATTTGGCGCGGGCTTTTCTTCTCCTGTTTTTTTGTCTTTGACTCTTTTGCCTTTTTCATCGAAGTATCCGTCGTGTGATGTAGTGATTCCAGTAACGCCGTTGTACTGACGCACATTAGGTGCAATGAGTTGAGCAAAATCACCGTCTGTAGATATAATAACATGTTGATCCTCAGGGTGACTTAATACCCAACCTGCAATTAGGTCATCTGCTTCTAATGTGGGATGTTGTAGTACTGTGCAGTTAGTTTTATCGTGAATGAATGTTTTAAAATCATCGAACGCTTCCCAAAACGCCTTATCTTCTTCGGCGTCGCGAGGGCTTAGAGCAGCCCGAGCTTCGGTGCGGTTCCTCTTGTACGGCTCGTAAACATCTTTACGCCACGACCGTCCTTCCAAACAGAAGATAACGTGCTTGCCCTCGAAGTCCTTCCACGCTTTGCGAACACTACTCAAAAGAGTGTGTATGCTCATACCAACCTTTTCTTCAATCTCGCCACGGACTACGTGACGAGCACGGAAGAATGTGTTAGCAGTATCTACTAAAATATAAGACATATTATCCTTAGCTAATTTCTGAACGACCGTTGCCGATTTTGTTTACGTTGATGTAACCTGCACCACGACGATCCATTCCTGGAACATTTTCTTCACTGCCGACCTCACGACACAAATCACTAAACCATTGGTCTACAATTTCTTCGTCAGTAACACCAGTGTATCCATTCTGTCTTAACATTAACACAAAGTACTCATTCCAGTCAAGCTCGAAGAACCCATTACGCGGATTATCCGGATTGACGTGTGTTTGCAGTACAGTTACCCATGGCTCCTTGATAGCAGTTGCCGCAGCTTTTGGATCTACTGGTTCTGCAGGAACTGTATATTTTTCTGCTTCTGCCGTTGCAGGATCCTTTTTAAACCAACTTTTAATGTAATCAAACATTTCGAATATTCCGTCTAGAATCATACTTTACTCTTTCCTTGTGTGCAATAAGCAAGCATTGTTCTAATATTGCTAATTGCTTTCGATACTTTTCAGCTTCCTCTGAAATTTTACACCTTGATAGCTTGATACGAAGGTATTCTGCATCAGCTTCAGAAATGTCTTCAGGAATCTCTCCGTTGTCTATGATTTGATAATTCATTATGTCCCCCATGCGTTCTTAAATAGCGGAACTTGTAGTCTGTCGCTGTAACGTAACCCATTTGCTATTGCTAGGTCAGCAACATTGCGATTGTTTAGAGTATAAACAGACTCAACCCCGCCAACAGGCATAAGATATACAGGACCACTAAAACCTTCTGCCCTATAGACATCCACAGTTTCAATAGCTTCCTCTGCATCTTCCCTTGTCGCAACAACGAACTTGAGATACGTGTATCCAACTTCTTCATATTCGCATACAATATCGGGTCTGATTGCTTCATGCCTTGCTTCTCCTGAACAGCTCAATTTAGCACTCACGCTAAAGGTAACTTCTGGTGTAAAATCTACGTGAGGCATTTGCCATTCTACTAAAAAGTCTTTAAACTTTGGATCAAGTTTTTGACTACCATTAGTCTCAAAAGTTAATTCCTTAAGATTACGCATCTTGGGATGATTAAGCAAGTCTGGATAAGCACGTTGCCAACCTAGCAATGGCTCGCCGCCAGTAATAACAAGATGTTCTTCTCGCCACTCTTTAAATGGTAATGTATCAACGATTGCTTCTGCTACTGCATCAGTTTCTAACATTGGGCTTAGATGTTTGAACTCGGGCATCCAGGAGGCGTATGAGTCGCAGCCAGAACTTACCAGCGGAAGTTCTTCGTATTTTTTAAATGGGGTAAGGGTATGTT